TCGTCGGCTTTCTTCTGTTCTTCGATAGCTTCAGGGCTAGTTTTATCTATCGTTTCTTTGTCGTCAGCCATAATTATTATTCTCCTTGTTTGATTTTGGATATCTTTATATCCTTTTTATTTTCCAATGATGCATTTTCCTTCTGCATCTTTACGAACATTTCAGAGTTAACGGTCATCACATCCTCAAACATCCCCAGGCCTATTTCTCTTTTGCCCTCGTTGAAAAATGTGTGACTATTCCCGGTGAAACTACTTCTAAAAACTCCGGCTCGACTTAGCATCTTCCAAACGAACCTGCGACCTTCAGGAATGCTTAACACTTTCCTAAGGTCACCTTCTTCTCGTCTTTGTTCCGCTAATTCGACTTCTTCAATTTTCTCACTTGCCGTCATTCAGTTTTTCCTCGTCCAACCCCATCCATTATTCTGTCTAGGGCTGAATCTTTTCCCATCTCCGTCTCAGAGAGAGCTTTAGAGCCTTGGACAATATTGCCCATTGACTCGGCTTGTTGTTGTGCCTGTTGCAGTTTGGCTCTATCGTCTCTCAATTTCTTTACCGCTTCCTTATCTCTGATTATCGAGGGATGAATCCCGGTCATATCAGAATATTGGTCTATGGCCTCGTCGCAGTCAAACTTATCGACTGCATTAGGATTGATTGCTAGAACCTGTCCCACGAACCCTAAAGTCTGCTCTATCGAAGTCGTACCTACCATCTTTTGAGCCTGGGCCAAGGTAGATATAAACTCCACCTTTAAATCTAATCCTTCTATAACCTCAGGCGGTTCAGGCATCAAACCTACCTCTATCATGATGTCAAAAGTTCTGTCGATAAGAGGTATTAATAACTCGCTTTGAAGTTTAGTTAAAATGGGACCTAAAGTCAAAAGTTTTTCTTCGTGAAGCTCAATTACTTCTCTCGCAGTTCTATCTCTCGGAGAAGCTTGAGTGAGCATGAGGAATAAATCTGTAAAGAAACATTCTTTTATTTGTCTCTTTGTAATATAAATCTTATCAGCAGTCGCATTAAAATCAGGGCTAATAGAATATAAGGGTCTAGCTGAATCTTTCCCTGGGGCTACCTCTCCGGCTCTCGTCACACCACCAGGAAGAGAATTAGTATGCTTAACATTCGTTCCCACGACGATAGGAGGGTTGTTTACCTTAGCACGAGCTAAAAGGTCCGCTCTCTGAAGGCTCTGAAGCATTTTAGAATCACCAAGAGCTTCAAGTCCCGGGCAACTTCTAGAGTAAGTGTCGTCGGTCTTTATAACTTCCCATCTCGGTGCTACGACCGGGAAAGTTCTGAAGCCTCTCTTAGCTAAAGGTTTTGTTGCTTTGGTTTCCCAGTAAAAAGAACTGAAAGCCATATTGACATCATCTTGCTTATTCTCATCCCGGTCGGGATTCGGCATGATAATATTATAAACATCGACTCTCTTATTTAATTCTCCTCTCTCAAAACACTTTCTCGTCTCATCTTTTAAATTCTCTTCTCCAAATTCATCTACGAGCTGACCTATTTTATAAGAGAACTTCCGTGCGAAAGAGGTTACTCTATTTTTAGAATCTAACCCAAGGTGATACTCTCCACAAGTGAAGCTAGTGCCACGGATGACAGAATCAAAATCAGCCAAGAATGCGGATGCACCATGACCGAACCCGGCAACCTCGGAATATAATCCGCTTAAAATCTCGTATACATTCGACTTAGAAAAGATTGCAAACATCCTTGTCCGCACTTCCTCAAGCCATATCTTTACTTCTTTAAGCTCAGTTAATTCCTTATCCTCGAGTGAAAGCTTAAACCAGGGCCGACTAGGTGAAGTTAAACCGCTTACCATCCCGGCAGAGAGAATCCTCAAAGACTTCTGAGCTTCATTGTCGATAAGTTTTTTATTGTCGGTTAATGCACCGTTGTTCGGGTCCAGTTCAAAATATCCACGATTGGGTGCTATGTAGGTTTTAATATCTTTCCATGCAGATAGCCAAGTTGCAGACTCTTCTTCAAGTTGTTTAAATTTTTTATCAAGTTCTTTTATGGTTATCATTATTGCCCCAGTTTAGTCTTGAGTCCAAGTTCTTTCTTGTTGATGGATGATTTTATCGTCGAGGACATACCAAACTCTAAAGTTTTAATCCTCTTCCTTCTTTCTGCCTCAGTATCTTTCTGAGCAGGGTCTTCGAGGGTAGGCTTTGGAATACTAGCTATCCTATCTCTCTCATCTTGTTTTTCCTGGTCAAGTTTCTGTTGCTTCTTCTGCTCGGTTCTCGCCTTTGCACCAGTATATAAAGAAGCTCCTGTTCCTATAACTCCGGCTATGGCTAATGCAGTCATTGGTTCGCACATAATAATCTCCTATAAATCAGGCTCATACTCGCCCGAGCTAAATTCTTCCTTTCCCTTCCGATGAAACCTTTCCTTCTTATGTACCGGGAATGCAAACGATAACATCAATGCATCTGCTTTGTTCGGTGACGGCAATCCTCGCTTCTTCATATCGTCTTTTGATTCCAATAAAATTTCTCCCTTAAGTGTAACGATATATTCAGGCCCGGTCAAGTCATCACAGAGTTCGTCGTCGTCAGGAAGCACTCCACCATCCTTCAGCCATTGCTTTCCATCGGCCCACATCTCCGCTCTTTTATTTTTGAATCCAGGCTTAGAACTTGCTGACCCAAACGATACAAGAGTCCAACTTCGACTCATCGTATCACCGCCACTTTTTATTCCAGTCCCATATCCTAAGTCGATAAACACCGCATCAGCCTTCAGCTCATCCTCGAACCTTGCCACATATCCTGCGATAATCATATCGTTATCGTTCTGGGGTATGGTCATTAAAATCTTAAACATCAAGCCCTGTCGCACCGCTATCTCAAGACTATCCTCGCCTGTCCATGCAGGGTCAACAGTAATTATTACTGGAGCGAAGTCATACTCTTGTTTCCTTAAATGTTTGCCTCTCTGACGGTCCACTAAGGCCCCTGAAATAAATTGCCTTACCGATGTATTGGGAAATAAGCCTCGTACTCGCACCTTTACAAAGTCTGAGTCGATGCCATACATATCAATCCATTGTTTAATTTGGTCCTTGTTAGAAATGTCAACATCCCGGGAATCGACACGAGCAGTTCCCCATATAGCTTTAAACTTCTTAAAGCAATTATAGAATCTTCCCTCATTTCTCGTCGGGTTACCGAAAGCTAACCAAATGATTTCGGTGTCTTTATCTGTTAAGGCTCCCTCGGAGACTTCCCAAATCTTGTCATCTATTGCTGATGCTTCATCGAATATAAGTATAATCCTTTTTCCCTTATTATGCAGTCCGGCAAATGCCTCTGTTTTAGTCAGAGACCAAGGAATCATATCTGCCCTCCATGTTTTTTTGTGCTTCTCATCGACTGATGAAATTGATGTAGCCTCGTATTTAAACCAGGAACTCGTGATGCACAATCTATGCCACTTTGCAAGCTCTGCCCATGTTTTTGTCTTCAACTGGGTCTCTGTGTTAGCCGTCACGACGATTTTAGTATCCTCGAAGGTGCTTAGACCCCACATTATAATCCATGCGACCATCGCAGACTTACCGATACCATGGCCTGAAGAAACCGCCTCTCTGATTGCGAGAGAGATTGCTTTACCGCTATTCATTTTCTTTAAATTGTTACCGAGTTTGGTTAGGAGTTTTACTTGCCAGTCTTCTAGCTTCTCACCCTCGAGTTCACCGTGGCCCCAAGGGAATGCAAATATAACAAATCCTAGTGGGTCATGCTGAAACTTTACAACTTCTTGAACGATTTCTCGACGGACATCCGCATTGGTTTTGTGTATAGGAACACTATGTGTATTATCTCTTTTCTTGGCAGGAAGATAATCTTTAACCATTGTTTGTTTTCCTTTTAAGTCTTTCCCGGCCCTGCTTGAGCTGAAGAGCAAGATTCTCGTCTACGGTAATTTCTATCTTATCCGTAAACAGTTTGTGATACCTTCCCTTAAGCTCTAAGCTCTTGGGCTTGTCCCAAAACTTAACCTTAACTTTCTCTCCGATTTGAGTCCGCTCTCCATCTTCCCATTCCCATATCTCGCTCACTTCAATGGCTGAAATGCACCGGGTTAATTCTCTAGGAATATCCTTAATCTTTTTGATGCAATTGTTCTCATCGAACAAATCTTTGATGTCGGATGTAGCGAGATAATCCAATTCCTGTAAAACTCTATCACCATCCATGTCGAGTCTTTTGTACCTTGCTTCGACCTGGGTCTTTATTTCTTTTTGGATGTAAACCTTTGACAATAGATTGTAAGCGAGTTGCCGGGTACTCTTACCCTTGAATCCTGACCTCTTATATGCTTGGGTAGCATTGAAGTCTTTTAGATATTCTCGCACAAAAATATTCTCTTTTATTGTCAGCTTTTTATCTTCAGGTTCTTTTTTTACAGGTTTCTTTTTCATCGTTGGAATTATACCACACTATCCTCGTCTGTCAAGAGCTTACTGTGGTCCGTGATACCCACAATGCTCGACCTTTCCGCTTCTGATAGCTCTGCATATTTCACATCTTTCTGTTCCCACCTCGTCTATAAAAACTACACCTGGCATTGGAACATAATTCTTTAGAGGACTTTTACATTGTGGACACAACCAGTTTGTTACAACACCAGTCGAGGTCACCTTACCCATGTCAACGGTAATTGATTCGCTTCCGTTATCATCAATAATCTTTCCAAATTGCTCCGGCTTAACAATCAGTTTTTTATCAAGCATTTTATTTATGTTTTTAAATGCCCATCGTGTATCATTGATTTCTCTTTGAGAAGCCAGGAGCCAACTCCAGGCTCCAGTTAGCCATCCCTTAAGACCAAACCAATCCGCTTTTAACATGGCCCACTTCTTAGCCTTGGCAATCTTTAAATAGAATGCATCCTGGTCAGCCTTAGAGCTACCATAATTACATAGCGGACACTTCGCAGGTGCTTCCTTGTGGTCAGGAAGTCTTAAAGTGAAATTACATTTCCAACATCGAGCAGTCTTCATTGTCTTTCACCGCCTTCTATTTGTTTCTGTAACAAATTGATTTTATGTTGAGCATTTATAAAAGATTCATTAAGCTCCTGATTCCGCTCACAGAGCTTATCTTCTTTCTCAGTTAACTCTAAGATTGACTTAACCCTATCCTCATCAAGCTTAATAAAAGCATCAATCCTTTTCTTCTGAGAAGCATCAAGCTCTTTAAACATGGCAATCGCATCCGCTTTATTTTTCAGCTCTTCTGAAACCTTCTGATAAAGCTTAAGGTTCTTAGCATCATTGCCCACTAATTCCCTTACCCTTTTATCAAGTTGTTCGCTCTTCTCCTTCTCCTCGGAATAATAAGCATTCCATAAAGTACCCTCACCATTAAGATGATTCACTCTTTTCTCAAGCTCGGATATTTTTGCACCCCTAGCTTTTATGGTTACAACTTGATTCTTATTCTGCTCTCTAATTTCACTCATGGCATCATCGAGTCTGATGCGGAGAGAAACCAGTCTTAAAATCTCGTCCTTCTTAGATGCAACCTCAGCATTATGTTGCCCTTGACACCTGTCACAAGCAAACCCCTTCTGCCTTATGTCCTCTCGGAGTTTTACTATTATCCGCTTGTTTTTAGTTAAGAATGCACAAACAATTTTATAAGCAGATGCTAGGCTATAGCAAATATACCATATCAAGCCCACGACGAGTACAATAGGCCATGCTATAAAAAAGAATACAAAGATACCGTTATTCCCATCGCAATCATCTGCCGTATCGTGGTGAGAAAACATCATCGTTAAAATCCCTATACACAAATACATTATTGAATAGTCCATTATGAATTACCTTCCTTTATAGTTAAGCTACTTTTGGGTTCCGCTTCTTTGCCGGGAACTAAGTCCATCAGGTTTTTATTCTGATTCTGCAACTTCTCAACAACTTGCCTTAGTCCGATATTCTCATTCTCTAAGAATCCTACTCTAAGCTCAAGCTTCTTACCTATAAGTAAGACACCTTGAATCATATGCTTTATTCCTTTTTGGTTAACCTTCTTACCTATTATCATCTCATTCAGATGTGTTTTTACGAACTCCTTTATTGTTTGCATTGAATCTCCTTTCGCCCGGGTTTAAAAAACCTCGGTAATTTTATCACTCTCAATCTTATTACTATGACTAATCCCCAGTCTTCTTCTAAGGGCGGTCTTATCCGTGGCACGATAGCCCTTATCCTTATACCACCACCATCTCATCCTCTTCTTTGCTATAGTATCTTTTTTTGTTGGCATGATATCTCCTTTCCGTTATCCTAGCAAATTTTTAGATAAAAAAAACAAGGGCCAATTGCGGTAGACCCTTGTCTTTCACTACGATTGAGGAGTTTCAATGAACACGAATATTATACCAGTTTTAAAGCCGGATGCAACAGGTTGAAAAATAAGGGGTTGACATATGCTGACAATATGCTATACTAATACTGACAGGTGATGACACATACAAAATGAAAGTAGTAAATCACCGACGAGAAACGAGGAGAACACAATGGCGAGATTCTTAAATGTGAAACATATCAAAGATAAATGTCACAAAGCCGGAAAGATTGTAAGTTCATCATTCATAAATCAGTTAGTTTTTAAGATGGATGAAACCCTTGATAGTGCGATAAGGGTGAGCGGTAGCAAGAAAACACTCAAGGGTGACCTTATTACCCTTAATCAAATAAAATAGCCGTGACGGCAGAGGACTCTACATCCTCTGTAAACGACAAGCCGGGTCCGAAGTCCCGGTATAAGGAGAATAAAATGAAATCAATAAAATTGAGGCAACCATTGTACTCAAAGCAAACCGGGAAGTTTGATGACTTCCATTTTTGGGGCCACCTCAAAAAAGGAATATTTATAAGTCCGCAGAACTCACATCCAAATAGTGATATGTATTCCACCCTGAAAGATTGTGAAGGCCGGGAGTTATATAACAACGACCTGATAACAAACAAATCAAGAAATGATGGACGGCCCCATGCGGTAGTATTTTCAAAGGGAAAGTTTGTCGGCTCTTACGGTGGAACTGAATATGACCTTCATCCCGAGTTGCATGAGATTGTGAAAGTCGGGACCGTGTACCAAGAGCTTCAGATAGCAGACTTAGATGGAATAGTATGACATACTCTCGACGGCTAAAGAGAGCGAAGTTTTGGCAGTTCGTAGAGGACCTTTTTTTTATCGGGTTCTGCTCCGGGGTAATCTACTTCGGCTTATGGTGTATATAAGGATATAATATGACTAAAGAACAACAAAATAAATTCGCACAATCAATAAGTATCCCATCCTTAATAGGTATGGCTCGTAGTGCTTTAAGGATAGAGGCCCTTGCCTTTAGAAAAAAAATGACCAATCAAGATATTGTTTTCTTTTGGTCAAAGTTAACAGACCTCTCCGAAAGAGTAAAAGAAATAATGGAAAGAGAAAAACCCAAAAACAAATCATACTGCGAAACCTGCGGTAAAATTAAGGAGAAATAATAAATGGCAAAGAAAAGAGCTAAAACAAAACCAGTAATAAAATTCTCAGAGTTTAAAGAAGACTGGTATAGCCTGATGACAGTAAGCAACATGGCAATCAAGTATAGCATGAGTGGAAGAAATATTACTCGCCATGCCAGGGCCTTTGGATTTAAAGCAAAGGATAAAACTAGAGTCGTTTTTGACATGGATGCCTAAAAGGCCCTTGACATAAAACTATTATTAGTTGTATGATGTATGAACAGAAGTTTAGGAGAAATAAAAAAATGGAACAAAAGAAAAAATGTTTGAAGTGCAAAAAGAAAAAAAGCATAAGCAAGTTTGGGAAAAACAGGTCGATGAAGGATGGTTTAAATTCATGGTGTCTTGAATGCTTTAGAACTTATACAAGAGACTATCAATGGAGGACAAGATACAAAAAAGTATTTGAAAAATACAAATTCAAGTGTGCAAAATGTGGGAGCAAAAAGAAGCTTGAAATACACCACATAAATAAAAAATCAGACAACAGACTTGAAAGTTTAATATTAGTTTGTAGTAAATGCCACTTAACCCATTGCCATGGTGGTGTGTTTACAAAGAAAAACAAAGTATGCATACGATGTAGCCACACATGGGAATCAAGGGTTGAAAATCCAAAAGTATGCCCTAAATGCAAAAGTCCGTACTGGAACACGAAGCGAAGAAACAAAAAATAAAATCAGTAAAGGGAGAACAAGTGAACTTTAAAAAAGCAACTAGAGAAAAAGCAAAAGCGAGAATGTGTTTTATCGGACCTTCCGGGTCAGGCAAAACATATTCCGCTCTTGAAGTAGCACAGTTTCTTGGTGACAAAGTAGCCTTAATAGACACAGAGCATGGCTCCGCATCAAAATACTCAGAAAAAGGTTTTGATGTATGTGAGCTTACAAACTTTTCTGCCAGGAATTTCATAATGGCAATAAAAGATTGCGAGGCCCAGGGATACAATGTTTTAATTATCGACTCCCTGTCTCATGCTTGGGTCGGTAAAGGTGGTATTCTTGAAATGGTGGATAGAGAGACGGAAAAGACAGGTAATAAATTCATGGCATGGAACAAAGGAACAAAGCTTCAGAATGAACTTATAAATGTCATGCTTGATTGCAAGATGCATCTGCTTGTCACTATGAGGTCTAAGACCGAGTATGTCGTCGAGAAAAATGACAAAGGGAAAAATGTCCCCAGGAAAGTAGGTATGGGAGCGGTGCAAAGAGCTGATATTGAATATGAGTTCGATGTCATCGGAGAACTGACTCAAGACAATACTTACAACATCACAAAAACAAGATGCTCGGAACTTCAGGAGATGTCCTTTCCTAAGCCGGGCAAAGAGTTAGCCGAGATATACAAAGCTTGGTTAGACACAGGTGTTAAGCCTAAGAAAAAAACAGAGACAGGAGAAGCTACTCCCTCAGAAACAGATGAGGACCCTAATGAGACTAGAGAAGAAGACCCTAATAAAAAAGGATTCCCTAAAGAATCTGATACCGCTACAAAGAAAACCACATCAAAGAAAACTACCGCAAAAAAAGCTCCTGCTAAAGAATCAGGTGCTACAAGGTCTGTAGAGGGTGTCTTGGCTAAGGTTACAAAGAGCGGAGAAAGGTACTCACTGCATCTTGAAGGTGGTGGTGGCCCATTCGTAACTTATAGCAAACCTGCTATGCAGAGAGCCTGTACTTTCAAGAGACAGAACATCAGAATACATTTCACCATAAACGAAGTGGACGGTGAAACCCAGTTCAATTGCATAAGCTTTGAACTCGTAGAGAAATAAAAATACAAAAAAACACAAGGAGAAATAATATGAGCGAAAATAGCACGGAGTTTGATTACGATACCACAGGAGTAAAAGAGACAGAAGGATTTCCTGATATGCCCGAGGGAGATTACAGGTTAAAATGCAAAAATTCAAAAATGAGCATGACCAAAAAAACACCACCCCGACCTATGGCATCAGTATGTTTTGAGGTTATAGACCACCCTGAGTATACAGGAAGACTCGTATGGCACAATGTTACATTCGTTAAAGCCGACGAGAAAGGTGCAGGAATGGCAAAGCATTTCCTTAAAGCAATGGGAGTTGATTTTGACGGCAAAATAAAAATCAAGACAAAAGACTGGGAAAATCAAGAGATAGATGTCACCCTTAAGATAAGTGACCCTTATAAAGGCAAGACAAGAAACGAAATTGACACAATCAATACTTCCGACGAAGAAGAACAAGAGGAAGAACTGTAATGTTTGAAGAGTTTGATTGGGAAGCCCCCACAAAAAAGAGTAAAACTAAAAAACCCAAAAGGACTCAGGCTCCTGCGGTGGCTGAAGAAGCCACCAAAGGGGACCCGGTAGCTCCTGAGGCCTTCCGTGGAGTGCCTTCAAA